TGGCTGTTCTTCAGCTCGAGGTCGTGCAGGTGGAGCCCGTAGCGATCGTAGACCGTGCCGGCCCGCTTGCCCCCGGTGAGGATGAGCCCGGAGCCGTCGATCCAGATCGGGCCGAGGGTCTGGTTGGCCTTGTTGCCGTCCAGGGTCATCCCGGCGATCTCGAGCCCGTCGTACGTCGGCCCGTAGACGCCGCCGGCCTTCTGGCCCGTGGCCATGATCATCAGGGCCCCGCGGTCCACGGCGTTCTGGCCGTCGGCGAGCTTCAGCGTCGTCGCCCCCGAGCCCGCGCCGATGAGGCGGGTGGTTTTGCTCGGCGGGACGATGAGGCAGACGCTGTACGCGAAGGAGAAGTCCGGGGTCTGCGTCGCCTCCAGCACGTATTCGCCGGCGTCGACGAGGACGGTCCCGCCGGGGGTGATCGCCGCCTGGAGGACGGTCGCGGCGTCGTCGCTGCTTGAGATAGTCGCGCCGTGCCGGTTCTCGGCGGTGACGGTGCCGCCGTCCTGGTAGACCAGGGCGTCATAGCCGCCGTACTCCCCGACGCGGCGGCCGTTGACGGTGATCTTCGGAGCCATCTCACCCCACCCGCCGCGTGCGGATGGTCGCGCCGAACGTCCGGGCGCTCGGGTTCGCGTACGCGACCACGACCGCGTCGCCCGGCTCGCACGGGAGCGCCCCGCCGTCGAACCCGACCACGATGTCGGTCGCGACGGTCGCGGACGGGTCGACCCGTGCCAGGACCGTATCGTACGCGGCCCCTTGGGCGCTGTCGAGCGTGACGGTGAGGTCGCCGGCCGCGGCCGGCGCCGCGTTGAAGTGGACGGTCACCGCGTCGAGCACGAACGCCTCGGTCGCGTGCGTGTACGAGAGCGCGATCGCCGCGCTCCCGGTCGCCTTCGTGACGGTGGGGGCTCCCCCCGTCGTGTGGATCGGGTTGGCCGCGTCGGCCAGAGTCCCGTCCTTGGTTGTGAGTCTAGCTCTGATTGACATACTACTAAGCTCCTAAATACCTGGCATACCATTCAACGGTCAGCGTGGCGCTCTCGGCGCTCTCCGAGCCCGCGAACGAGATCTCGTTCGGCCCGGGGACGAGGTCGATCCATTGCGAGCCCATGCGGAGGGTCGCGAGCGCGTTCGTCCGGACCCCCGTGGCCGGGTTGAAGTGGTAGACCGTTTTGGCGCCGAAGACGCTGGAGACGATCAGTTGCTCGCCGGCGAGGAGGGGCTGGGTGCATTTCCAGACGTCCCCGGTCGTCAGGTTCTCGAACTGGGGATACCGTGCCGGGCCCGTCAGGGTGAGCGTGCACGGGACGGCGACGTCGCCGGCGTTGTTCACGGCGATCACGCCCGTCCTCTCACCGAACGAGAGGGGGAAGCCCCACTCGCCCGTCCCCGGGGGATCGCCGGCCCCGAGGGACCATCCCCCGGTGAACATCGGCGCGCTCGCTGTGTTGAGCGCCGCGTCGTAGAAGAAGGGGTCGTCCGCCTGGAGGACGAGCGTCCCCTTGAGCCGGTGTTGGCCGAGCGCCCCCGGGGGATCCCACCGGACGCCCTCGACGACCCGGCACCGGAGCACCCAGGACACGCCGTCCTCGTGGACCCACCGGAGCACGCCGACGCCGGCGTTCGGCGCGAACAACCGCATGGTCGCGCGCCGGAGGGCCGGCATGGTCGCCGGGTCTTCGGCGATCATGACGAACGGGAAGACGACCTCGCGGGGGTCGAAGCTCCCGCCTATCGCCCGCGCCCCGTCCTCATACGGCGCCCTCGCCGAGTAGAGGGTGGCCCCGATGTTGTCCAGACCCGTCCGGCCGGCCTGGGGGACGTAGGTCGGCTCGATGAGGGGCACCTCGATCGCCGACCCCGGCGGGGTCCAGTAAAAGCGTTCCGTCATGGGGACACCCCCCGGCTCCCGAGGATCTGCCGGGCCGCGCTCCTGGCCTTCACGAGGGAGCGCGAGGGGGTCTCGGGGTCCGGGTTATATATGTTAATGTTTATGTCTCCTCCATCGGCTTTAACCTGTCCCACGGGGATGACTTTCTCGCCGTCCTGGAGCACGGCGATCCCCTCGTCCTGGCCCGGCGGGGCCCGGAAGATCCCGCCCTGGTGATGGACCGGGGCGCCGTGCGCGCCGCCGCCCGAGACCGTGATCCACCCGGACCACGAGGACGAGCCCCCGGGCCCGCGGACGGTGAGCCGGGGGTAATACGTCCCCGTGTAATTGTACGTGTGCGTGACCCGCTTTCCCGACCCTCCGGTGCCGTCGCCGAAGTCCCAGTCGTAGCTCGTGATGCTCCCGGACGACCCGGAGGCGTCGAACGAGACCGTGAGGGGCGCCCCGCCGAACTGGGGCGAGTAGTCCATGTGGGCCACGGGCGCCGACGCGCTCGGCGCCGGTGCCGCGGGGCCCGCGGGTTGGCCCGTCTGGGGGTTGTACCCGCCGACCTGGCCCGGGGGCACGACGGCCGGCGCCTTAACGACCGTAGGCGCGGTGACCGTGATCGACTGGCTGAAGGTGTCGACGATGCCCTGCCAGATGTTCGCGGCCCACGACACGAGCTTGTTGAGGGGCGAGTCGGTGATCATGAAGTTGTAGACCCCGACGGTCGCTTTGTAGAGGGCCGTCTTGATGCCGTCCCACGCGCCCTCGATCCCGCCCTCGATCCCCTTCCAGATGGCGCCGACCGCGCCGACGAGCATCCCGAGGGCCCCGCCCGGGCCCGGGTCGGTGATCCACCCGGCGATGAGCCCGATCGCGGCCTTCACGGCCCCGAGCACGAGCTCCCACGCGGCCGGGATCGCGAGCTCGATCTCGCTCCAGATCGCGCCCATGGCGGCCGTGGCCGTGCCGAGCGCGCCGTTCGGCCCGGGGTCTTTGACCCAGCCGACGATGAGATCCCACGCATACCCGAGCGCGTCCTGGATGAGATCCCAGGCGACTGGGACCGCGACCTTGAGCGCCGTCCAGACCGTGCCGACCGCGGTCGTGAGCATCCCGCACGCGCCCATGGGCCCGGGGTCTTCGACCCAGTCGACGAGGCGGTCCCAGGCGAACGAGACCGCGCCCGTGATGAGCTTCCACGCCCCCGGGATCGCGTCCCCGATCGCCGTCCAGACCTTCCCGGCGGCGCCGGCCATGTCGTGCTTGGTCTCCTTGCCGCTGAGGATGTCGACGATCGCGCCGACGGCCTCACCGATGAGCCCGGCCGCGGCCTCGAAGATCGCGCCGACCTTCCCCATCCATGTCCAGACCTCGCCGAGGAGCTCGCTCGCCGTCCTGAAGCCGTGCTGGATGGCCGGGGACGTGAACCAGTCGCCGAGCACCCCGAGCCCCCAGAGGAGCACGTCGAGCCCCTTGTCGACGAGCCACATGAGGGGCGGAGCGACGTACATCTGCCAGATGTCGACGAAGAGGCCGAGCGCGCCGACCAGGCGATCGCCGATCCACGCGGCGGCCGACTGGAGAAATTCGATCACCCCGGCGCCGTCCCCGGCCATCCAGTCGGTGATTTTTGTTAATTGTTCGGCGTAGAAGTCCCCCAGGAACTTAAGGGCCCCGCCGATCTTCGTGCTCAGAAACTCGTAGACCCCGCCGGCCCACGCCATGAAGCCGTCGCCGACCCTGGAAAACGCCCCCAGGAGGTTCCCGACGGACGTCCGCAGATCTTCCGACGCGGTCCACATGCCCCAGAGGATCGCCGCGCCCCCGGAGAGCGCGCCGAGGAGGAGGAGGACCGGGTTCAAGCTCGTGGCCGCCGCCGCCGCGAGCGATACGAGGGCCCCGGAGAGCCCGGCACCGCCCGCGACCGCCTCGGGCCCCAGGAGGGCGACGACGGTGGGCAAAAGCCCGCCGAGGAAGGCGAGCGCTCCCCCTAACCCGATGAAGACCGGGGCGAGGGGTTCGAGGGGCGCCAGGAGGTCCGCGGCCTGTTGCTTCAGGGTCGTGAGCCAGTAGCCCCAGCGATCCATGGTGCCGACGGCGATCTCTTGCGCCGCGGCGTAGTCCTTCGCCTTCCCCGTCCCGTCGGCCGTCAGGTCGTTGTACGTCTTGAGGTCGTCGAGCGAGATCCCGAGGAGCTCGGCGAGCCTCTCCTGGGGCGTGAGCTGGCGGTTGAGGGCCGCGGTCTTCTCGTCGATCGTGGTCGTGAGCTCGTCGTAATCGGTCTTCAGGTCGGCGAGGAGATCCCGGTTCCGTTCGTACGCCCGGGTCTCCTCCTCCGTCGGGACGGTCTCGTCCCGGATCTTCTGGAGGGCCTTCGCGAGCTCCTCCTCTATCTCGACCTTCTGGGCCGCGATCTCTGCCAGGCGTTCGCGTTGGTCCTCGTAATACTCGGCCTCGCGCTCCTTCCGGCGTTCGGCCTCCTTCGCGGCGTCCGCTTCGGCCTTCGCCTCGTCCTCGCGCGTTTGCGCGATGCTCGCCCGGTAGTCCGCGACCCGCTTCTGTTGCGTCCGGTAGTACTCGGCGTCCGCCTCGGCCTGTTTCGCCCGGTCCTTCGCGTACCGGGCCTCCGTGTCGGCGAGCCCCTCCCTGGTGTCCGCGATCCCCTTCGCGTAGTCGTCGAGCGCCTTCTGGGAGCGCTCGAAGTAGTCGGCCTCGTCCCGGAGCGCCCGGGCCCGGGCCTTCGCGTACTCCTCGTCCGCCTCGACGAGGTCGGCCTTCGTCTTTTCGATCGCCTTCTGGTAATCCGCGACCTTCTTCTGGGAGGCGTCGTAATACTCGGCCTCCGCGACGATGGCCTTCCGGCGGTCGCGTTCGTATTTCGCGTCCGTCTTCGCGAGATTATCGACCACTTTCTGCCGGGCCGCTTCGAGCTTCGCGATCTCGGCGTCCGCGGCGGACGTGTCGGGGTCCGCGAGCACGAGCCCCGGGAGCCCCTCGTCCCGCCGGGCCGTGAGCTTCGCGATCTTCTCGTCGTAGTCGGCGAGCTTCTCGGCGGCCGTCTCGTGGGCCGCGGCGAGCCGCTCCTCCGCATCCGCGGCCTTCTCGATCGCGTCCTGGCGATACCGGATCACCGCCTCGCGCGTGGAGACGATCCGCTCTTCGTAGTCGGTGATCCGCTCCGCGGCCCGTTCGTGGGCGTCCGCGATGTCGTCCGCGGCCTTCGCTGCCTTCTCCGCGGCGTCCTCCGTGTACCGGGCGACGGCCTTTTCGGTCGCCTCGATCCGCTCCTGGTAGTCGGCGATCCGGTCGGCGGCGCTCTCGTGCGCGTCCGCGAGGGCCTCCACGGCCTCCGCGGCGCGTTCGGCGGAGTTCCGCCGGTATCGCTCGACGGCCCGCGCCGTGTCGGCGATCCGCTCCTCGAACTCGGCGACCCGTGCCGCGGCCCGTTCGTGGACCTCCGCCAGGCGTTCGGCGGCCTCGGCGGCGTCGTCCGCGGCCGTCCGGGCGTAGTCGGCCATGGCCTCTTCGACGTCCCGGGCCCGGCTCGCGAGCCGGGCGAGGGCCTTATCGGCGCCGTCGGTCGCGTCCGCCATGCGTTCGATTTGTTCGGTCGAGAGCGAGAGGCTCGCCTCGTACTTCGCGATCGCCGCGGCCGTGTCCTCGATCCGGTCGCCGAGCCGCTCCTGTTGGTCGACGAGGGTTTCGAGCTCTTCCGCGGCCCCCTTGACCTCCCGGATGGCCTCGTTGATCTTCCGAAATGCCGTGTAGCCCTCGATCCCCCGCTCCGTCAGGGCCATGACGATCGCCATGACGTCCGTCAGGGAGAGCCCGAGATCCTGGAGGTCGGGCCCGACGCGCCGGATGAAGCTGGAAAACTCGCCGATCTCGACCGTGCTCTCCCGGAACATCGCCGTAAAGCCGTCGACGTACTGGGGAAGGTTCGCGAGGGGCTCGTTCATCGCCTGGAGGGCCGGGACGAGGGTCCGCGCGAGGCTGGAGGCCGGCGCGTCGACCGCGGTCGAGAGGAGCCCGAGGGCGTCCGTGAGCCGGCCCATGGTCTCGATGTCGTCGACCCCGGCCCGGCTCAAGTAGTCCATGGCGCCCGCGACGTCGGCGATCGGGTCCGTGACCGACTGGAGCGAGTACCCGAGATCCTCCACGGCCTCCGCGTCGGCGTTCATGGCGAGCGCCGTGGTCGCGAACGAAGCCTCCATCTGGCGGGCGTCGTCCCTGAGAAGAATGGTCGCCGAGCCGAGCCCGACGAGGATCCCGCCGAGGATTTCGAGACCCCGGCCGAGGGTCTCCGCCGACGCATTGAGGGCGTCGAGCTCGGTCTTGAGCGCGGCCTCCGCGGCCCGGGCCTCGTCCGCGGCCGTGGCCTGGTCGCGTAGGGCCCCGGTGACCGCTTCGGTCGCGAAGAGCTCCTTTTCGCGGGCCGCGATCACGTCCTCGATCCCGCTGGCGCGAGAGAGGGCGTCGTCGCTCACGCCCCGGACGGAATAGACCGAATACTCCCCGTTGGCGTATTTCTGGACCTCCGCGGCCCATTCCCGCTGGGAGTCGGCCCACGCCTCGAACTGGATCCGCGCCTGTTGGAGGTTCGCGGTCGTCTCGGCGGAGAAGGTCGCGACGTCCGCGCCGGCCTCCGCGAAGCCCGCCTTGAGGTCGTCGAGGTCGACGCCGAACTTGTATGAGAGCTCTTCGATTGTGTTCGCCATCTAGTTCCCCGTGGCGACCTTCCAGAAGCCCGCCCGGTCGGGCTCCTGGTAGGTGCCGAGCTCGTGATCGGGAGCACTCCGCGCCGAACTATCCGGAGATTCCGGATAGTTCCCCGGGCCCGCGGCCGAGAGCGCCGGCTGGAGCCCGGGGCGGCGACCGCCTCCCATGAGCCGCGAGCCGGCGGCGACGAATCGCACCGCGTCCTCGACCGTCAGCCTGTCCAGGATGTAGTCAGGCGTCCAGCCGTAGATCATACCGAGCGCGGCGACTAACTCGATAAGACCGTCGGGTTTTTTTCCGCGTCCGTGACGGCCTTGAACTCCGCGGCCCGCCGGTTCACGTACGCCATGACGAAGGCGAGCGCGGGGATCACCTCGTCGAAGGCGTCGAGGTCCAGGAGGAAGTCCTTGGTCACGGCCTCGTTCTTGGGCTCGCACACGAGCGCGACGGCGGTTAACGTCTTCTCGTAGTTCCCCATCCCGAGGTTCTCGGCGTCCGTCCCGACGAGGTCGAGCACCTTGATGAGCGTCCTCATGGGGATCCGCGTGATGTCGACCTCCTCGCCGCCGATGATGAGCGCGACCTTCTCGCGCTCCTTCGGCTCGAAGACGGTGGGGGTGGCGGTATCCGCCATATCACCACACCACCGACTGTTCGTCCTTGATCTGGAAGAGCTGGTACCCGGACGCGAGGGTCGTGTCCTTGATGGCCTTGAACGCGAACGGGCTCCCCAGGGGTTTCAGGTTGCCGTCCTTCCCGTACGTCCACGAGAGATCCCCTTCGATCGTTGCCTTGTGGCACACGACGATGAACTGTTTGGTGTCGCTCGGCCGGGTGTTGGTGAGGCGGATCTTCAGGAAGTCGAGCGCCGTGATCCCGCCGACGTCGATCGTCTTCGATGCCGCCGGGGTGTAGGTGTAGTTCACGAAGACGGTCGCGCCCGTGGCGATGTCCGAGTCGGCCATCCGGACGATCGTGGTGTACCCGTCACCGTCGACGGCGATCGCGTAGTCAGACGACGACGAGCCGACCGCGGCCCGGGTGTAGGTCGTGCCCCCGCCGGACTCCGACCTGACCGTGATGGTCGCGACCTCGGTCCCGTCGCCGTTCTTGTGCGCGAGGCGCTGGGAGACCACGCCCGTCAGGGTGATCGCCTCGTTCGTGACGGCGACCGGGTCGGTCGTGACCGTGCCGAGGTTCGCCATGCCGCCCAAGACTTTTTTGATGTTCTCGGCGGAGAGCTCGTACCAGGTGCCGGAGATGGTGGCCTCGTCGGCGTTCGCGTACTTCTTCCAGACCTCCGTGTTATCAAATTCAATTACTTCAAATTTGGGCTTGAAGTTGAATTTGATGCCGTCGGCGGCGCCGATGTTGGAATACACGCCCGTCGTGTAGGGGGCGATCTCGATTTTTGCCGACCCGAAAAGGATCGCGTTGTCATTCTGAACAGTGGTCTGTGCCATGGTGGTTACCTCTTCTTAACGTGGAGGACGTGGACGTCCTGGTCCTGGCGATAGCCGAAGACCGTGTCGTGGTCCTCCCGGTCGTCGGCGAGCGTGATCGCCTCGATCCGGTCGGTCGCGGACACGATCCCCGTCCCGCGGTCCTCCACCGCGGAACGGATCGCGTTGCGGACGGCTAACGCGCCGTCGGACGTGGTCGCATAGGCGGAGAGTTGGACGAGCGCGGGCCCGTGGTGGCCCCAGATCTCGGGGTCGGCGATCACCTGGTACACCAGGAACGGCTTCGCGGGCGAGCCCGGCGGCACCAGGTGGTAGACGTTCGTCGTGACGTTGTCCTTGAGCCAGGTGACGAGGAGCGCTCTCCAGTCGGTCGAGACCATCAGGCCCCTCCGGCGAGCGCGTGCTGGGTGATGATCTGGGCCGAGAGCACGACGGCCTCCCGGGACTCCTCCCGGACGGCGCCGGACTCGAAGGCCGGCCGGAGGAAGGGATACGCCGGGCGGAAGTTGCCCGTTATCTGGCCCCCGCCGTACTTGTGGAGCGCGACCTTCGCGGCGGCCGAGATCCGCCCGGCCCCGCCGAACTCGATAATGGGGGCGTAATTGAGGTTCGTCCCGACGAAGACCGCGGCCCCGGTCGCGGAGCGCTCCGGCATGGCGATCTCGCCGTACTCGAAGAGGTCCGCGTTAAGCCGGGTGTCCGGCGTGAGGTCCGCGTGCCCGCCGATGTGGATCGACCTCGCGAGCGTCCCGGTCTTCTTCCGCACGATGATCTTGGCATAGTTCGCGATCGGAAGCGCGCCGGCGCACGCGATCGTCTCGGCCTCACGTACGAGAGCGTCGTAGATGCGATCGAGGGTCGCCCCGTCGCCCTTCGCCACCAGCGAGATCGTGAAGCCGGACATGGGACGCTCAGAGCCCCCCGATCACGGCCGCGACGTCGAGACCCCGCCCCAGGAGTATCCCGATGAGGATCAAGACGAGGATCCATACCCCGCGGTCGAGCTTGTCAGTCAGGGCGTTAACCTTCTTGTCGGTGCTATCGACCTTCTTGTAGACGGCGTCGATCTGCTTGGTCAGGGTCTCGATCACCCCCTCGATGGTCGAGAATCGATTGTTGATGAGGGTCCGGTGGTGGTAGCACTCGGCGTGCGTGACCGGCGTGGTGTCGGTGAGCTCCTCGGCGGCGTCGTCGGGCATCAGACGACCTCGCGCATAACCAGGTGCGTGAACGGCGAGCCCGGGGGCGAGTCGTACGCGACGACCCCGTGGTTCCGGCTCTGGTAGACGACCCGGTGCTTGTCCGTGACGGCCGGGTAATACCCCTTGAGGATCACGTTGTAGGTCGAGACCTGGACCATAACGCCGTCCTTCTCGACCTCGACCGTGCCCTCGTGCCGGACGATCGCGTCGACCGCGGAGCATCCCGTGACGGTCTTGAACGATGTCGAGACGTCCCCGTGCTCGTTCACGGTCTCGGTCGGCTCCTGGAGCGCGACGGTCGTATGCCACCGGCCGGCGAGCCCGACGGTGAGCCAGTTGGACGGGATGAGGGGACGCGAGGAGGCCATCAGTCGGTGCCTCCGATCTGCGTGTCGGTGAATTGGTCCACGGCCGCCGAAGCGACCCCGACCCATTCACCGCCCGCCGTGCCGGCCGACCCGATCCGGGCCCGGTATTTCTCGGCCTTCGCGCTGAAGTATTGGCCGACGGCGACCCCGTTCGTCGAGACGCCGTTCGCCGAGATCACTTTCCCAGCGAGCGCCTCGTCGTTCGCGAGCACGTCGCACGCGGCCGCGGCGCCCCCGTAGACGTCCCCGCCTTCGAGGGCCAGGAGGGCCGTGATCTCCTCGTCCGTAAACGCGGCGCCCGTTTGGACGCGGTCGGGGACGAGCAACCGCACCTTTCCGATGTCGTTCGTCAGGGTGTACGTGTAGACCACGGCCAGACCCCCTCAGATCGCCGTGTACCAGAAGTAGGCGTCGCCCGCGAGGGCCTCGGCGTTCTGGGTCTTGATCTGGCCGTTGATGAAGTCCGTCGTGCCGCCCTTCTCGTCGAGCACGAAGACCTTGTCGCACGTCGTCTGGAAGATGCCCGGGGTCGTGATGTCGAGCTCGTTCCAGAGGTTGTTATTCGCGCTCGTCGCCTCGTCCCCGGTCCCGACGTTCATAACGGCGAGAGGCGTCCCACCGCCGGCCGTGATCCGGATCATGCCCTTGAAGACGATGATCTTCGTCGCCTCCGGGTTCTGGAAGCTGAAGGCCCATTCATCGGCGACCCCGGGGGTGAGCGCGACCTTCGCGCGCTGGAGGAAGGCCGGGGCGATCTTCGCGTTCGTGATCGCGTTGTCCGCGACCGTCAGGGCGCCCGTCGCGGCGAGCGTGGCGTCACCGGAGACCGGGACGCTCGCCAGGTCCGTCCCGTCGCCGACGAGGATCTGGCCGGCGGTCTTCGCGTCGAGCGCGGTGGGCCGGTTGCCGGCCGTGGCGCCGACGATGAGCGAGCCCTGGGCAAGGTCGGCCATCTTCGCGAGCGTGACCGCTTCGGCCGCGATCGTGACCGCACCCGTGGCGGCGATCGTGGCGTCGCCGGACATGGCGACACCCACGCCGGTCCCGGTCGCGTCGCCGACGATGATCTTCGCCTCGTCGACGAGGAGGGCGCCGGCCTGGACCGCGGCGAGCTCGTCGTCGATCTTCTTGAACTCGTCCGCGGTCTTGTCGGGGATCTTGCCCTTCCGGCTCCGGAACTCTTTTCTGGTTGGGGCGGTGTATGCCATCGCCTACACCTCAGATCCCGCTACCGTAGAGGAGCGCGTACGGTTCGCGCACCGCGGTCTTCCCTTCGTACCAGAACTGAAGGATCGTGTCGTGGCTCCCGTCCTCCTCGAACTGCTTGAAGTGGATCCCGAAGTTCGGGACCGTCTTCTCGACCCGCGTCCCGTTCTCGATCGTCGGGTAGGAGACCGACGCCGACCCGTATTTCGGATCTACGTAGTAGTGGTATTCGGCGCCCGGGTGCTCGCTGTCGACGCCGAGCACGTAGCCGTCGGCGAAGCCGGAACTGGCCTGGAGCTTGTGCACGTCGAGGTCGAGCGCGGGGATCCGGATCGTGTCGCGGTTCGGGCGTTCGGGCCGGCCGTACATCTCCCGGGTGACGCCCTGGACGTCGAGGCTGAAGAGATAGCTATTCAGCTCGTTCCAGCACGGCTTGAGCACGTAGGCGTCCGTGAGCTTGTACTCGTACCCGTCCCGGTCCATGTCCTGGCCGAGGGCCAGGAGGTCTTCGAGCGGGACACATTCCCCGTCCGACCACGCGACGGTCGGGTTGAAGTACGTGAACGACGTGGTCGCGCCGGCCGTCATGGCCGCGAGCATGGAGGCATTGAGGGCCTCCGCCATCCAGAAGCCGGCGCGCTCGTACGCGGCGCGGAGCTCGGGCTCGGCCCGGGACTCGTCCCGGATGAGGGCCCGCGAGAGGCGGATCGAGAAGCCCTTGGCGCTCGTGATGTCGGCGACCGTGGTCTTCCGGCTCCGGTCGATCTCCGGCAGGAAGGCGCCGTCCTCGAACGGGGCCGGGGTCTCCTTCTTCGCGTCCGCGCTCATTGTGGCGTCGCGCATGAAGACGAAGTGGTCCGTCTTCTCCTTGACGAACGGGATGAGGTCTAACATTGCGAGGCGCGGCTCCATGATCCGGTAGAGGACCGGGAGGGCGACGTCGGACTTCAGGTATCTGTCAGTAGTTCCGCTTACCATGATTCATGCCCCCGTGACCCAGTAGATCGCACCCGTGACGGCGACGAGGATGTTTGAGAGGTCGCCGGCCTGGCCCGCGGCGACGTAGTGGAGCGGGATCACGCCCGTCCCGTTGGCCGCGGCCTGGGTGAGGCAGAGCTTGTGCTCGCGAAGCGTGGCGGTGATATTCCCGTTGAGGGTCGCGCCCACGCCGATGATCGTGGCGTTCGAGCCGTTCTGGTAGACCTCGGCCTTCACGATCTGGTTGAGATACGGGAACTCGACGATCGCCCGCCGGTAGTACTTCCCCGCAAGGCGCTTGGCGAGCGAGTCGGCCGCGGCCGTGGTCGGCGGGGAGTTGACCGGGATGGTCGGGGTCGAGGTGATCCGGCCCCACGGAAGGCTCTCCGTGTTCTGGGGCGCCTCGACAGCCGGGATGCCGTCGAGCGCGGCGAAGGTGAAGTCGTTATCGTTCGCGATCGTGACGATGTCGCCCTCGTGGAGCTCCTCGGCCCAGGTGATCGTCGGGCTCTTCAGGCCGTCGGTGCCGTAGGCGGTTCCGACGGTCGGCGCCCCTTCCATCAGGGCGCACGTCTGTTTTACGCCGGTCGAGGGATACGACCCGGCGATGTTGGATCGGTTGTCGGTCATGGTGCTCTATCCCCTCCGCGGGGCCCGGATCCCGCCGGTGCGGTCCAGGAAGTCGCTGACGGCGCCGGTCGACCCGGACCCGCCGGGGACGCCGACGGGCGCGGCGCGTGCGGCCTCCGCGATGGTCGCGGCGTAGCTCTTCTCGGCCTCGATGGTCTCCGAGACGGCGGCCGTATAGGCGGCCTCGTCGAGGGCGTGGTCGTCGGTCATCGGCAGGGCCGTCCCCGCAACGAGGGCGCGGACGCGGGCCTCCACGGCCTCGTCGAGCTTCGCGGCGGCGATGCTCTCGGCGAGGATCTCCCGCGCGCGGAAGCCGGCGATCGTGGTCATGTGCTCGGCGATCGTGGCCTCGGCGGCGGCGTGAGCCTCCTCCAGGGTCGTGATCCGGGCGTCGCGCTCGGCGATCGCCTCCTCAAAGTTCGTGATCTCTTCGTCTACCATGTGCATCTCCTCCTCTTCGACGAGGACCGACCCGCCCGCGGCGGGCCTCGCGACCCAGTCGACGGTCACGGGCGGGAGCCCGTACTTCGCCGGGTCGTAGATCTCCTCGACGATCTTCCCCGTCCTCCCCTCGGCCGTCCCGGCGACCTCCCGGCCGCGGACGCGGTGCGAGAGGCCGATGGTCTCGGCGAGCTCCAGGATACGGTCGCGATACGTGGAGATCAACCGGGCCCGGGCATAGAGGCCCGCTCCGTTGGGTTTTCCCGTCTTCGGATTGATCGGGCCGACGGGGTCGAAGTGCGCTTCTTCACTCAGAACAGACGCGATCGCGTTCAAGTCGCCGCCGGGTTGTTCGCGTAATGCGTTCGGCCCGGGGTGGTTCCAGAGCATGTGCGTCCCCTTCCGGTAGATGGAGGCCGCGCGCGTCAGAACGCTCTCTGAATAATAGCGCTTGTTCTTCGACCAGCCGGCTTTAATCACGCAGACAGGGATGGTTCCGTCCGCCGCGATCTCGGCTTCGACGAGGGGCTGAAAGTCCTCCTGAATCAGGACTCCCGGGCCGTCACCACCTGGCGATTTCATCCGAGGAAGTCTCTCTGGTTACCCGACTTAAAACTATTGTAAAATCTAAGGGGGGTGGCGGGCCCGGAAGGGCCCCTCAGACTGAGTAATAGACCCGCACGCCGATGAAGTCCACCATGGCGATCGCCGTCCCGGCCTGGGTCACCGCGAGGGCCACCCCGAACTCCCCCGAGTTGATGTCGGCCGGCGTCCACGTCTCGCCCCACTTGGAGTTCGTGCCCCCGTGGCTCATGGGTTCGGCCGTGACCTCCCACCAGTTCCCGGCGTCGGCGAAGTTCGACGCCGAGAGCGACCCGTCGGCCTTGATGAGCTTGAGGACGGCATCGTCCACGACGTTCGTCCCGACGTCCTTCGCCGTGGCCTTGCAATAGACGATCACCTGAATCCCTGTGATCTTGGCCGTGCCCGGGATGTTGAACCGGAAGCCCTGGACCTTCAGGAGGTTGGTCTCCCCGGCGCCGGCCGCGGCCCGGCAATACCCGCCGTCCTGGTGGAGCACCTTCTGGGGCGCGTCCCACGCGATCGTCCCCGAGCTCGCGTCCGACCATGCCGCATACGGCGCCGTCGGGGTCGCCGTGCCCGTCACGGGCGGGGGAAAGAGGGTCGCGTCGTCGTTGGCCGTGGACACCAGGACCGACCCCGCCGACATGGGCTCGGGCCCGATGAACTCCAGCCGGGCCCCGAGGGTGCGCTCGCCGACCGATGCCGGGAGGTCGCAATCCATCGCCATGAGCCCGGCGTCGTCGCCGGAGGCCCACGAGCCCCCGACGGCCGCGCCACTCACCGCGGCCGGCGCGAGGAACCTGTCACAGCAATAGGTCGAGGCCGACCCCCCGGTCACCGACCCCGGGAGGAGGAGGAGCCGGGTGAGCCCCTCGAAGAGGAGGTCCGAGACATGCCCGTCATCATGGGGAAGCTTGGACGCGGGGAGCTCGAACGGCCTGGCGTCGCCGGTCGTGAGCGCGACCGTTCCTTCGCGCGGGACGATATAGGCGTTCGCGTACGCGTCCGCCTGGAGCCCGTCGACGTATGTCGAGACGTTCCCCCAGGGGTTTTCGATCCCCCGCCAGACGATCGCCGCCTCGCCATCGACCCCGGCCCCCTTCCCGGTGCCGTTGGTCGCGATCGCCGCGTCCGCCCCGCCGTAGCCCGTGAGCCGGCCGGCGTACCCGGTCCCGGCCGCGAGGTCGACCACCCCGCGACCGAGCGCAGTCTGGAGATCCCAGGTCTGATACTCGATCGCCATCAGGAGGTGCCAGGCCCGGTTGGTCCAGATGTTTTCCAGGCCCCACCCGGGCCCGATGGCGTCCGCGTACCCGCGGGCGTCGTCCTCGTCGAGGTAGAGCCCGACCGCGGCCCCGCCGACCGTCATGCAGTTCGCGCCCGAGGCCGAGCCGTTCAGGTTCTCGCTCCCGAACGTGCCCGAGACCTGGCGGAGGATGAGCGTGCCGGCCGCGTCTCCGCCGGCCCACGTCCCCGACGTGAGGTTGTAGTCGACGAGGACCGCGGTCACGGCCGAGGTCGCGCCCGTCAGGGTCTCGCCGACGGTTGGCGCGCTCGGCCCTCCGGACGTGAAGGCGAGCGCCCGGATCGACCCATTGCCCGTGGCCGGTTGGGCGCCGGAGAATGAATGGAGGGCCAGGACGGTCGAGGCGTGGGCCGGGTAGTCGCGATAGGCGAGCGCTGCCTCGTAGGCCCCCACATAGATGAAGTCCCGCTCGACCCCGCCGCGCTGGCGGAAGGCCGGGTGGACCTCGAAGCCCGACTGGGGGACGGACGAGACCCACCAGCTATAGACCCCGGTCGCCGTGCGTTCGGCGCGGACCCAGAACTTCGGGATCTCCACCATGACGCGCCCCGCGCTCCCGTCGAGCGTGAGCCCGTCCCCGCGGGCGTTCGTCCCGCGCGTGACGGCCCCGTTCGCCGAGACCGTGACCCGCCGGATGTTGCCCCAGAGCATGTGGTTATCAAAACTATCGAACGGGAGCGAGGGGATCGCGTTCCCCTTGTCGTCGATCAGGACGAGGTCGGTGTGGTTCGTGCCGCCGGCCCCCCGGTCCCACCGGACGCCGATCACCTGTTTCTCCATCAGATACCGGATGTTCTCGGCGAAGGCGATGTCGTCGAGGGCGCAATCGCCCCGGTAGACGGCGATCCCCGCGTCGTGCGCGACCGGGGCCCCGAGGGCCCCGTTGAGCGAGACGCCCCGCGTCAGGGTGTAGAGCGAGGTCGCGTCCATCGACTCATATCGAACAATCTCGTATTTGCCGGCGTCGTTGATGATGCAGACGTTCGGCGCGGGCGGAAGCCAGGCGGTCGTCGTCAGGTGCATCTCGGCCACTTCGCCGATGGCGAGGGGCTGGGTCAGATAGGCGTCGGGCGAAAATTCGGCCGGCGGGAGCATTTCACGAACCATTCACATAAACCTCTTGGAGGAGCGCCGCCGGGACGTGCACCGTATGGCGGAGGGTCTTGGACTCGGCCGTGGTCTCGATCACGACCCCGGCATAGGAGACGCGCGATCGCCCGTCGTCCCCGTCGGCCGTTGGGAAGAGGCGCGTGGCCCCGAGCCGGACGGGGAGGAGGCCGGCGAGCTCGGGGTCGGTCCCCCGGAGCCGGGCCTCGTACTCGACCTCCGCGGTCGCGTCGTTCACCGTGACCGTGACCCGGGGGTCCGCCTGGGTGTCGAGCCGGGCGACCTCGTTCATATCGACGTCGTAGACGGCGAGATAGCGCCAGCGTTCGGCGACCCGGGCCCGAAGCCATCGGTACCCGGCTGGGTCAAGCTCGTGCGTCATGGGTCAGTCCGAGAGCCCAACGAAGGGGAGGTCCGGGTCGGGCTCGTCGGGAGGCATGTCCGCGCGCCGGGTGATCGTCGGTTGGCCCCGGGCCAGGTGCTTCTCCCACGGCCACCCGGGCCAGTCGTCGGCGGCCATCAGAGCCACCCCTTCGTCTTCGCGTACCCGGCGATGATGAGTGCGAGGCCGGCGCCGACCTTCAGGGCGTGCTCCTTCAGGAAGCCGCCGAGGCGCTCCAGGGCCGAGTCCGCGGTCCACCCGATCGTCCACCCCCAGTTATAATAATGGTATTCGCCGAGGATCGCGTCCCGCACGGCCTGGGGATACCATACCGGGATTAAGTTCACGTCGAACTTGAGCGCGGGGTCGTCCGCCGTCCACCCGGCCGTAAAGCCGTAGGTCATGGCGTGCCACTCGTTTCCCTCGGGATCGTTGCAGAACTCCGCCGCGAGCCCCATCCCATTCTTGAGCGCGGCCTCCACGACCGCGATCGCCGACTCGTTTGCCATCTCTCTCTTCCCTCCTTACGCTAAAATTTCAACCCTCCCTATTTAATGATAGCGTAAAATTCGACGGGTGCCGGGTTCGGGGACCGGGCGAGCATCTCCCGGGCCCGTTTCGTTGCCACCCGGTAAATCGTAGTACACCGGCACGCGATGTGGAAAGGAGAGCGCTGGTGCTCGACGTTGTCCTTCTGAAGGTGGGTTGTGAAGGGTTGGTCGAGGGGGATCCACTTCTGCGCCTCCTTTGCCAGACATTCAGCGTCGACCCGGTCGTCTCCCACGGTGATCGACGACTTCTCAATGGGGATCCCCTTCTTCGCGATGGTGTCCGCGACCTCGCGGCCCGCGGCCTCGTAGGCGGTGGCGGTCTCGTACGTGGCGATGAGCTCGGCCCGGTTGCGGAGGTGATGCTGGGGGACCGGGGTGCCGAACGCGGCATATCTCGAAACCATGCGGGCCGCGATCTCCGTGTAAGAGGCGCCCTCATAGAGCCCTTGATAGACGATCCCCTTCATGATCTTCAGGGTCGTGGCGTCGATCTTCTTGATCTCGTTGAGACAGTAGGTCTTGAGGTATCTCTGGGCCGCCGGGTTGCGAAGGGAGAAGCTCATGGCGTACCCAAAATCGAGGAGCCGGTGCTTGATGGCGCCCTCCATGGCCATCATCAGGATCTCGCGCATGGCGTCGGCCGTATCGACCGCGAACTCGTCGAAGATCGTGATCATGAGCCCCGCGACGGCGTCCCCGAGCCCCTCGCGACAGACGGACTCGTTGAGGTGTGCGCCCCGTTCGCGGAGTTTTCGCTCCAGGACGGTCTTCTGATTATCGAAGTGCACGCCGGCCACCCGGGCCATGCGCGACCGGAGCGGGGCGAGGAAGAGCTCGCGCCGGGCCACCTCGACCCGGACGAGGGCTTCGGCCGCGGCCTCCGCGAGGGCGAGGGTCACGCTTCGGCCTCCGTGAATTGGTCGAGGGTGGCGATGCTCTGAAGGGGCGCGAGTCTCTTTTCGATGAGCGCGACGTACTCGGGATTGAGCTCGATCCCGAGGAAGTTCCGCGCCTCTTCGAGCGCGACCAGTCCGGTAGTGCCGGCACCGGCGAACGGGTCGAGGACCACGCCGCCGACCGGGCATCCCGCGCGGACGCACGGCCGGATCAGGTCTGGGGGGAACGTCGCGAAATGGGCTTCGGCGTATGGCTTCGTGGCGACCGTCCACACGTCGCGGCGGTTGCGCCTCTCGCGGATTGCCCGGAAAGACTCGTCGCCCTTCCGCGCAACGTCACCGGCATACTTCGAGTTGAAGCCCCCTTTCGGAACGTCCTTCCGGGTGCCGGGGGGATAGACCGACTCCTCTGTCATCTCGTCATGGTCGAACCAGTACCGCGGTGACTTGCTCAGGAGGAAGAGGTATTCGTGTGCCTTCGTGCAGCGGTCGCGAACGCTCTCCGGCATCGGGTTCGGCTTGTGCCAAATAATGTCCTGCCGGAGATACCACCCGTCCGCCTGGAGCGCGAACGCGACGCGCCACGGG